AAAAAGAAAATCCGCAGCAAAGTGGATTCTGATTGGCGCACATATTATGGCTCAAACGATGAACTAAAGAAAGATGTTGAAGCATTAGGTGCTGACAAATTTACAAGAGAAATCCTATTCTATTGTAAAAGTAAAGCAGAATGCAGCTACATCGAGGCAAGAGAACAATTTGCTCACAAAGTGCTTGAATCTAAAGATTATTACAACGGACAAATATCAGTCCGTGTCCATGGCTCCCACATAATAAACAAAATTTAATCATACGGTATACGACTAGCATCGGTCAAAAAACGGATGCCCGCATAACTGGACCTCGGGTCGCAGGGATGGAAGACTCTTCGCCGTACAAGAGCACTTAGCAACTATCCTTAACAGGACGACGATCGCTTCTAAATGCCGCGGTTTTGCTATTTGAATAGAGTTAAAAAGGCTAAAAAGACGCTACAGCGATGTAGCAGGTTTAACGTATATGTTAGCGTATATACTTTAAGCTGCCGTTGGATATAAGAACAAAGTGAACAGGTACCGGACAACCGCCTGTGTTAAGTAGAAATACTTTATAGCTTTAACGCTAATGACTATTCCGAACTCGGATGAAATCATTTTTGCCCTGTGCGGGCAAAGTGTGACTAAGGAATCTGGATGAAACTAGTTTCGCTTAAGCGTGTTAATTAAATGAAGTTAGTAAATTAATTTTTAGTTTACTATCTTGATTTAATAATGTTGTTGAGCGATAGCGATAACAACAGATGTACGTAGTACATCTTTAAGGATTACTTCTAATATCAAAAGAATGGCAATCCTGATTTCTTAGTAGTTTCCATATTATCCTTAATGATCTTATCAATGATAGTACGCTCTTGCTGACTTAGCAATGCAGCATCATCATAGGATATCCCACCCCTCATGTACCAACATATTCTAAGCAGTTCTTCTTTGATGGCTTTTGATTCGCGTTCCTGTTGCTCAATCAATGAAACGCTATCTTCGTAATCTAGTATCAAAAGCCTTTTGCGAAAAAACTTGAGTAATCAAAATCCACATTCATTTGGAAATCATTACTGCAATCACTACATGTTGTGTCGTATGGCTTTAGGCCTGCTGATTTACCATACTCAGCAATACGTGCCTGAATATCCCGCATAACTTCTGCTTCTGCGTTTGAGTAATACTCACGTATGAATCCTTCATCACTTACCTTTTCTCCATCTGCTATAATGAAGTCAGTGCAGCCTGTGATGTTATCTAAGTTGAGATCAATCATTTTCTTGATATGCTTGTCGTACTCTGACTTGCGAATCTCTTCATCTAATTCCGGATCACTGAGTGCTTGAATTAGCTTTTCTTCTTCAAGTTGAATAGCACCTGCTCTGCTTACATGAGCATAGTCCATGGGCTTTAAGTAAATTTCTAGTCCATCATCTGTTTTAACAGGTGTAGAGTAATCTGGCATTTGTACTTGGCGCAAAATATGATTCAAGTCTAGATCATATTCGTTTTCTTCGCCACAGTGTGGGCACTTGCTGCTAATTGGCATCTTCTCGCCGTAGCTGGCAATACGGATAGCAATTAGTGTGCTGTCTACGTCAACGCTGGGCATGGCCCACGCATCTTTAACGTTTGGGCAGCAGCTTTCAATAACTTGAACTACGCTGGTTCCGTTAACTAGTGCGTCTGGTGTACGTAGAATAATCTCGTCCTTGGCAGTCATTGGGTACACTGGGATTTCACCAATGGCTGGCTGCTCTAAAGCTCCTTCACGCCAGAACTTACCTTTGCTGGTTAATTTAATGTACAAAGCAGGTTGGCGAAAGTGTTTTGCAAGTGGATTGCTAGAATTTGACATGTTTAAGTCCCATAAATAATTGATATTGTATATATTTATGGGTAAAAAACCACATGGCTGACGAAAACGAAATTAATAAGAAAACCGAGGACTTAAAGAACTCGATGGGTCAGTCCGAGGAAGCATTAAAGAACCTGGCTAAGCTGTTCGGGAAGAATGCCGACGACATGCGTGATGCATGGTCCCGTGAAGCCAAAAGCAGAGAAGAATATCGTAAAAAGACGGAAAAGAGTTACGACAATACCAAGACAGGTATTGATAACCTGCGGAACAAACTAAATGCAGGTGCTACAACAGCACAAGATTTTGAAGCAGAGTTGGGTAGACTACGTGATGAAGTAAACAAAACTTCTGACAAAGTAAAGAAAGCACAGCTACTTAAAGAGAAACAAGACTTAGAAGCAGAAAACTCGCGTCTAAAAGTTAACGAGATCTTTAAGTCCAGCATGGGCGAGCTAGGTGGCACTGTTATTAAAGGAGTTGCTAACTCGTTTACGAATGCTGCTAAATCTGCACTAGGTGGCGGTGATGCCCTTAAAGTTGCAACAGACTTTATGTCGTCTAACATCGACACGGCTAATGCAGCAACACAAGTTGGTGCAAAAGCTCTCGGAGATTTTGGCGCAGCCACAGCAGGTGCCGGCGGCAAAATGGGCAAGTTTGGTGTAGCTGCTACTGTTGCAGGTGCAGCGTTAGGATTCTTAAGCAACAGCGTGAGTGAGTTGGCAAAAGCCGGTATTGGCTTTATGTTAACCCAGACTCAGAAGATGATTGCTGGCTTTAGCGAGTTGAATAACAGCGGCGCAGTGTTCTCTGGTGGTATGTTAAAAATGGTCGAAACAGCAACTACTGCTGGTATGACCTTAGAACAATTCTCTAAGTCTGTTAGTGCAAATAAAGATATTTTGTCTAAGTTGGGCATTGGCGTAGGCGAAGCTTCTAAAAAGTTAGCAGGCGCAATGGCAGCAGGCGGCGAGTCGGCACGCAAAGGTATGTTTGCTCTTGGAATGAATATGGAGCAGCAAGCCGATGCATACGCCCAAACTATGGCAATGATGGCTGGTCCGAGTGGTAAACTAAAAGCAAGTCAAGCTGAAATTGCGGCGCAAACAGAAGACTACGCCAAAAATTTAAAAATACTATCAGCGTTAACAGGTGAAGATACTAAAGCAAAACAAGATAAATTACGTCAAGACAATGATACATTAGCATTTAACCAACAGCTTGATGGCATGAATGAAACGGAACGTAAAAAGATCAACGAAGCAATGATGAACATGAGTGCCGATCAACAACGTGCATTCCGTGAACGTATGATCTATGGTACCTTAGTTAGTAAGGATTTGGCTATCACAGAAGCTACTAACAGTGGTATCGCAAAAGCAAATGAACAGTCGTATAAAGCTGCATTGGACGGATCTTTAAGTGCTCAGAGACAGCAAGAAATTCAAAAGGCAAACGCAAAAGAAGCACACGATGCTGCTATGGCAAACAAAGCGTTGGCACAAGCAGGGTCTGAAGATGCAAAAGCCGCAGCCGCAAGTCAAAATGCATCTTTCCAATACATGCAAAAGTTTAACCAAACAGAAGAAGAACGTGCTAAGATTGCTGCTGAACTGGAAAAAGG